AGGTCCCATACCAATAACTAGCATGGTTCCCATTTAATTATTAGCTGTAGTTGGACTTCGCAACGATGACTCGGAAGAACCGAGGATCGAGTTGCTTGGCCGCATAGAACGTCTTGAACGACGCAACGATGCGCTGTCCATAAGGATCGCTCTTATCAGCAGCATCAAGGATCGTGACCTTCGGAGCGAAGGGCGAGCCAGAAGCCGCGATTGAGGACAAGCTAGGAACTCCGAACGCACCACCACCGAGGAGGACGTTGGCATAACCAGTGTTAACACCAGTTGTTCCAACGCTGTTCTCAGCGATGCCAGAGGCGGAGGTATTGAAGGTCTGGACGTTGGTCGAAGAGATGACCGATACGCCAAACAACTTGCCGATTTCACCTTTGAAGATGGCATCGGGATTCGAATAGCTCGAAACCTTCAACCAATCATCATCCTGCTGTAGATCACGGATAACGGCAGGATGCGCAACAAGCGCGTAGCCGTCCTTGATCTTAGGAGCGCGAGCGATGAACAACGAAGTAGCACCATCGAGCAAGTCGGTGGATGTCAATGCGCCGTTAGCAACTGAACCAGTAGCCCAGGTCGTGCCGTTAGTCGTGTTCTGAGCATAACGGTTGTACGATTTGGTGGCTACGCCAGTACCAGTGCTGGTCGAGGAATCCTGCACCAACGCGCGGTGACAGAGTGTGTCAGCGTGGAGGGCGGCATCTTCGCCGAGTTGTTTGGTGGCCTGCGCCAAGTGCGAGAACAATTCGGTTGCAAGAACGACATCGGTGAGGATGATCTTGCTTCCGTACTGTACAAGCGTGGCTTCCACTGAAGACAACGTGAGATCACGCTCGTCACCAGAGGATGGGGTCGTTCCTTCCGACAAGGCGGAGATAGCAGTGATGCTAGGGTCGCCAAAACGGAAAAAGCGTATCGTTTTGTTCCCGCCAGTTTTGGTCGGGTAGGGGGTTTTCATTGCGAATTGCTCCATCTGAAGCAATGGGATTGCGCGTTCGAGCAATGCTTTTGAGAAGTATGCTTGGAACTGCGCGCTGACTGAGCCAGTAGTTACCATATAATTAAGTATCCTTGTTTGTTATGACAACTCAACCTCTGTCAACTTCGCTTGCCATTTTCATCAATTCACGTTCTTGCTCATCGAGCGTTAGTTCGTGAAAAGCTTTAGTCTTGGCAGGACCTTTGGGTTGACCTGAAGCTGGAGTTGTCGCTTTTCTGAGTTGAGAAAGTTCTTTCTCATACTCTGCAACCTTTTTCGACAAATCGGAGGCGGACTCCGCTTGGAGCTTCACCTTGGCAATTCCAACCGCATCCTTAATCCCCGCTGGGTAGTTACGCAGGATAGCGTGGTTTTGCAACATTTCCGATACGGCTTTATACAAAGTGCTGGACGAATCTTTAAGTTCAGGATTTGCTTCCACTTCTTCAAGCAAATTTTTATCCCAAGCAGACTTTAGTTCTGATTGGGTCTTTTGCTCGACTTCTTTCCTATCCTCGACTTCGATGTCACCAGCTTTTTGTTCGGCAAGTTTTGCAAGATCGTCACGGCCTTCATCACGGTAGCTCTTTGCTGCTTCCCTGTAATCTTCCGCGCTAAACTTGCGACTGCTCGCCTTTGTCTCGCTTTGAGTAGTTTCTGAAGTCTTCCTTGCCCTTTCAGCCTCGATCTGCTCACGCTCTGCTTTGATTCTGGCTTTCTCTGCTCGGACATCTTCCCACTCCTTCTCAAGTCGCGACTTAGCCTTCTCGTAACGGGTAGGCTTCTTTTCGGAAGCCGACTCCGACTTGTCTTCTGAAGGTTGCGTTGTTAAAGAACTTTTGGCTTCCTCGGATTTCTCCTTGGTCGCTGAAACCTCATCCGAGGCTTCTAGTTTTGTTTTTTCGGCTTTTTCAGCAGGCGCGGGTGTCTGCTCGTTATCTCCGCTTGAATTTACTTCTGTTTCTGCTTTAACTTCTGGCTCATCCTTCGGGACTGTTTCCAATCCCGCATCGGCTGCCGCCGCAAGTTTCAACATATCCAGTTCAGTAACTTCCATTGAATCTGCCATTTTGACCCTTTCTTTACACTTGTCGGTAGGGAGTCATTCTACCTAAAGGTTAGTCGGCTACTGGTTCATCCGATCCATCCCCATAGCCTGGAATGGCGGAGTTAAGTTTTTGGGATGCGAGCGATTCTAAGGTCGCAACACACCCACGAAATCCTTTAGCATACCCACAAGCGTCCGCAAGTGCCTCTGATTTCTTCATCACAGCAGAGCCGTTTTGACGCAGGGTTAGGTTAAGCAAAATCAAACTAAGGCGTTTGCCAGTTGGGGTTGACAAGAATCCTGTCCACGCCTTCTCATCCTCGTCCTCCCATTGTGGCTCGTTGACCCATTCTTGATCTCTGATGAACGCCAATGCTGCTTTTAGTTTTCTCACTCTGAAAAACCACCCTTTTTGGCTTTCATCATGCGCCAGATTTTTGGCTTAATTGTTGAGTTCTTTTTGCTCCGGCTTGTTCCAGCCTTACGGCGAGCGTTAATGTTTGCGTATAGACCTTTTTTCATAGTTTTATTGCCCAAGAATCACCTTGGAATAACGTATAGTCCTTTTGTTCTATTTCCTCAAGTAAAGCTTTTTTGACTGATTCCCAACTCCAATCGTGACCAGCCATAATCCCGCCTTCTTTAAGCTTCTTACGCCAGCCCTTTAGGTCTGCAAGTACGCCTTCGTACCTATGATCTCCGTCAATATAAACTAGGTCTAGCTCTCCATCCTTAAAGAATTGGAGCGCATCTAGGCTTTTGCCCCTGCTATATAAAACATTCTTAAATGGAGATACGCGTTCTTGGAACGCCTCAAAGACAAACTTCATCGGGCATTGCTGACTCGCCCTGTCGTTAATGTCGTAGCCGTTTAGCCAAGGATCTACAGCAAGAACATCCTTAAAATACTTTGCAATAACTACTGTTCCCTCGCCACTATAAGAACCAATCTCAACCGCCCTACCAGTTGCGCCATGTTCATTCGCCCACTCACACAACTTTGCCAAGCCTTCCGCTTGGAAGGCATCACGCATTACTGGTACTTTCATCAACCAAATCTGGCTGGTGGAGTATTTGATGTCGAGAAATTTTGTGCTGGTGATTTTATTTTTTGGGCAATTGAAGTTGGAATTGGAATGGACTGCCTAGTTCTAACTTGGGGCGCGGGTTGAGCCGCCTGCATTCCAGGTTGCAGATTGGCAAAGTTTGTCATTGCGCCCTGGTTCATGGTGTTGCTGTTCTGGATGCCCTGCTGGAGCATTCTATTGTAATCTTGCATTTGACTTAACGATGGATTTTGTTGCACACCCATTCTTTGCTCAAGAGCCTGCCTTCTGTCTGATGAAAGGTTCTGAATTTGCTCTGGTGAGAATTGACCGATCGGCATTAAGGTTTGACCATCTCTTTGAGCTTGATAATTAGATAGCAACTTAGAAACATCGTATGCTGGAGCAAGGTTAAAAAATTCTGGCGGAAGTGCCGTACCGCCTGTACTCATTGGAGGAATTTGATTGTATGCTGTTCCGCTAGTAACTCCAGTATTGCCAATTGGCATTAGATTTGGAGGGGTTGGATTTTGACTAATTGGTCCACCAAGTCCGCGTTCTCGCATTGCTATTGATGCCTCAAGATTCCTTCTTTCATCTGGAGAAAGCCTTTGTTTTTGTTCTTCGGTAATTCCAGTTCCGCCAATCGGCATTAAAGTATACTCTGGTCCTCTGGCATTACGCTCTGCAACTAATCTGGACAGGTTATTGAAATAATCTTGCTGTGCCATAGCTGCCCCAAAATTAGGATTACGCACTGCATCAAGCGGATTAATAACTGGACTTCTTAGGACTGGTGGTTTTGGTGCTGGTTTTCTTTTTGCCATATTAAATTACCTGTGGTTGGGGTTGCATTGCTTCTGGAGGCAATTGTTGCCCCTGCTGTTGCATCTGAGCCTTACCTGCATCACGAAGCTGTTTCTGGATAGCGCGGGATGTATTGGGGTCAACCTGTTCCAAGGCTGCCAAGTGCTGTTGTAAGTGTGCCATCAGAACTTGCATTGCACTCTGATCGACCTGCTGTTGCCGCTGTTGAGCCGCTTGGTTAAACGCGAAGAGAACGGATATATGCGCTTTGTGATCATCGCTAGGCTTGATTGCGACTGGGAATCCAGTTGCAAGCATAGTTGCGATTTCAGTCGCTTGATCTTCAGCTTGATCGCCAGAGGCTGCGTTTGGATCTTGGAAGAGTCTGCGGACCAGCGAGGGATCATCTTGTTCAAGAACTGACTTTACCAGTTCGCCTTGGTTGACGAAAGGATTATTTTGGAACATCTGCATTCGCGCAACCGACTTCTGCAACGCAAACTGGCGGTTGATGAAATCCAGTCCACCCTTCGGCTCAATTGAATACTCGTCGTGAATACCATCTGGAGGCATTGAGCCTGTCTCTTCTGCATAGCGATACATCAAGTCTTTCTTGTTGTACTGCGTGTAAAGCGACCAGCACTGCTTGAAGAGATGAGATAGCCCCATCCGGAACATGCGATTGCGAAGATCGCCGGAAGCGGCGGATTGCGACTGCAACGCTTGAATCTCGGTAGCAGTCTTTCTGTCGCCAACGTTGAATTGCGATCCAGAGCCAAAGTCTGGATTGCCCATGCGCTGTTCCGCCATTAGGCGTTCTTCAAGCATCAACTTCTGGAAGTCAAAGGGAGGCTGGCTGAATTGAACCGGCTTTAATCCTTGTGGAAGGATCTGGCCTGGTTGCATCTTTAGATTCGATGTATTTAGCGAGATCGGGTTCTGTGCTTCAAAAACGGGTCGGTTGGCAAGCTCCACATAATCAGAGAGGCTATTGCGTAATTTATTAAGCAGGTTCTCTGTCGGGAGTAGGATCTCTGCTACGCCTCTCGGGCTATACCAACCGCCCCCTGTGACCTCATAGGGGAAATCTACGAAAGGTGGTTCGCCATGACGATAGGGTAATGTGAAAGGTTTGCGAACATCTTCAGTTACGACAAGCGGGCTATACGTTTCGACTTTCCATCCCTCTTCAGAAGGTGTGTACATCTCCCAAAGAATGATACGATCATTCTCAGCTTCTTGAGTAATTCCCTCGCGTCTATAAATCTCGTCTTGAATCTCACTTCGTAAGCCCACCGATTTGGA